CGGAAGTGAAACCGAGCGACAGGATAAGGTAGCGCTCCAAAGTGAAGCGGCGCAGGGATTCGGATTTGTTCATTTGGTGTTCTCCTGATGTTGCGATGCTCTGGCGCATCCCATAGGCGCCCGATGGTGGCGCCTAGGCGGATGGGTCAGGTGTCCATCGTTTCCCGTTCCTGACGGGCCAGGATAGCGGCTTCGTAGTCTGGTGTTGCGTCAATCCTGACGGGTTTGTAAGTGCTGACGGCGTAGGGTTGACCCCTGAGGGCGGCTTGTGCGGCTTTGGTGTAACCCTTGAATGCCGGGTTCCCGTGGTAGTCAGTGGAGCGAATGACAACGTAACCCGCAACGGTCAAGGCATCGTGTAGCCACGCATGCGCAGGGATGAAAGCCCATCCATTGTTCGCGGCTTGAATGTCCGTCATGGTGCGAAGGATCACGGCGGATTGTTCTGGAGTGTAAATTTTCACTTGGTACCCTTCAAAAGTGCAACGATGCAGAAGACCGCGAGCACGACGCCAGCGAAGAAAAGGCGGGTCCCGAAGTACCCGAGGGAGTGCAAGAATTCCATGGTCAAGCTTCCACCTTGAAGCGGAGACAATCCGCATAGGACCCCGTGAAAACAATCCGGTATCCCCTGCGGGTATCGGACCCCTTGCAGACAATCACGTTCCCGTGAGCGTCTCGCTGTGCGGTATACATGTTCTGGTTCTCCTGTAGTGGTTCAAGCGGCAAAATCGTAGTAACGACGAGCAGCGATGCGATGCGTCGCATCTCTCCAATCCTGCAAGTGAGGCAGCATCTCGGGCGTGTTTTGCAAGCCCGTAGCGCGTTCAAAGTGATCAATCAGCCCTGTAAGCCGTGCCGATGTTCTGTCACCATTGCCCAGCGTGTCCAGGGCGCACGCGTAAGCATTGGGCATGTGTCCGATGTGATCCATGTTCTATCTCCTGAGTGCATGCCGATGGATGGCATGGATGCAATCATCGGCCCTTGCATGGCCCTTGTCACTAGGGGAAACCCTAAGATGGGGGTAGGACAAACCCTCATGTATAAACGTACAGTGCGAGCCCTGGCGCATGGCCGGAGACCGCCCGCAACGAACGGAGTGAGTAGCAGTCCTATTGCTTTCCTCCCCTGTTCCCCTATACTGTATAGAACCCCAGTAGGGAATACACCTATGAGACTAAGCAGGAAACAAATAGAGGAAGGACTAAACCAAGTCCCCATTTCACACATCCTGGGTGCAGACGTCTCCCGCCAGCTAACCGCAAAGCAACGTAAGTTCGCCCACGAAGTAGCCAAGGGATCAACCAAAGCAGACGCATACCGGGCCGCATACAACGTCAAGAGCGCCAAAACAATGGAAGCAGAACCCTACCGCTTGGCCGCAGACCCTCGGGTGGCACGAGAGATAGAGGCCTATACCCTGGCTTTAGAGACGGCGAAACTGCGCTCACCTGCCGCCCTGCGTGAATTAGTCATTCAATCCCTCGTGCGCGTCATCGTCGACCCTGATAGTAAGCCCGGACAGATAACAGCCGCAGCTAAGGTGCTGGGCACGGTAACAGAGGTCGCTGCATTCACTGAGCGTAAGGAAGTGAGAACCATATCTAGCAGCGAAGACGCTAGAGCTAAGGTAATGGCAGAGCTAAGGGGCCTGATATCCGCAGGCGCAACGGACGCCACGGTAATCGAGGCGGATGCCGACTCACTGCTAGCAGAGCTTAGCGTTAAATTTAACGGTGCACCGGAGGGAAACGAGACGGCGCCAGACGCAACCCCACCCACCGGGCACCCCCCCGATGACGCAGGCGGAGTCCCGCGTCCTTAAACATACTATTCCACTCAAACCGTCCCTCATTCCACTCAAACCACCCCATGTATGCGTCACTCACCGTTAAATTTAACGCTCCCCTGCCATTAAATTTAACGCTAGCCAGACCCCACCCCCTCGATCTGGCAACACCCCCCGGTCAGTCTTTCTACAAAAAGTGGTGGGGGGTAGCAAAAAATTTGGGGCTAAATTTTGGTGCCGTTAAATTTAACGGATGACATAAACTGGTTTAACAAACGTGGCTAAGTCTATGATTTGTAACGGTTTTTTGCTTGTTGTGATGTTAAGGTGTGTGCTTGATGCTTAACGTGCCGTTAAATTTAACGGAAGTAAAGTAACGCTTTAAGAGTGTGCGCTAAGTTGTTGATTTGTAATGGAAAAGTGTCAAACGACCGTCAAGAAGTGGCGCACGAAGAAGGTATTGCAGAGTCCTCTGAGGAAGGTGTATGGGTCCAAAGAGGAGGTATTGGAGATGGGGATGACTGAGGCTCAGAAGGAAGTGTTTTTGGCTATAGATGTGTGGTGGTGCCGGTTTGGGTACGGGCCGAGCCTGAGGAACATTTGTGAGTTACGTGGTAAGCCTGGGCTTGGAAGCACGAAGAAGATCGTGGATAGGTTGGTGAAGCTGGGTGCTCTCAAGAGAGTTGAAGGAATGGGAAGATCTGTTCGGCCCACGTACATCTCATTCCGGGGGATGGAATGAAGCTGGATGATCTAGTGGCGAGTCTGTCTCCTGCGGATCAGGAGAAGCTGTTACAGCAAGTTCAAGATTACAAGGATGCTGTGGACAGGGAGAAGTGCCAGAAGAGCTTCATGGCGTATGTGAAGAAGATGTGGCCGGGGTTCATTCATGGGCGACACCATGCGGTGATGGCTAAAAAGTTTGAGGAGATCGCGGAAGGTAAGTTGAAAAGGCTAATCATAAATTTGGGGCCTCGGCATACAAAAAGCGAGTTCGGTTCTTACCTGCTTCCTAGTTGGTTCCTTGGCCGGTATCCTGAGAAGAAGGTTATTCAAGCGTCTAACACTGCTGATCTGGCGGTGAACTTTGGCCGGAAAGTTCGTAACTTGGTAGGGTCTGAGGAGTACGCAAAGATCTTCCCAGATGTAGCTTTGAGGCAGGACTCTAAATCTGCTGGACGTTGGGCTACTAATAAGAATGGCGAGTACTTTGCTATTGGCGTTGGTGGAACCATGACGGGTAAGGGTGCAGACCTGTTGATCATTGACGATCCGCACTCGGAACAAGAAGCTGCTTTAGCCGCTGGCAGACCGGAAGTCTATGACTCCGTGTTTGAGTGGTACTCATCTGGCCCGCGTCAGCGTCTCCAGCCGGGTGGGGCTATTGTGGTCATCATGACCCGGTGGTCGAAGAGTGATTTGACCGGGAAGATCCTGAAGACCGCTGGCGAGTTGGGAAAAGAAGACCAGTGGGAAGTCATTGAACTCCCGGCGATCATGCCTTCGGGTAAACCCTTATGGCCTGAGTTTTGGTCGTATGAGGAACTGTCTGCTCTAAGGGACGAACTCCCACCGGGTAAGTGGAACGCTCAGTACCAGCAAAATCCCACCTCTGAAGAAGGAGCTATTGTCAAAAGAGAGTGGTGGAAAATTTGGGAGAAGGAGAAGCCTCCTTCATGTGAGTTCATCATCCAGTCTTGGGACACTGCTTTTACTAAGGGTGAGCGAAACGACTACTCTGCGTGTACTACGTGGGGTGTGTTCAACATGAACGAAGACGAGAATAACGTAAATATCATCTTGTTGGACTGTTTTCAGAAGCGGATGGAGTTCCCTGAACTGAAAGAAAAAGCACTTGCTCACTATAGAGAGTGGGAACCTGATGCTTTCATCGTGGAAGCGAAAGCAGCGGGGGCTCCGTTGATCTTTGAACTGCGGGCGATGGGCATTCCGGTGTCTGAATACACCCCAAGTAGAGGAAACGACAAGTTTGTCCGTATCAATTCTGTGGCAGACCTGTTCCAATCGGGTAAAGTCTGGGCTCCAGACACCCGGTGGGCTAGAGAACTCATCGAAAACATGGCCGCTTTCCCGAACGCACCCCATGATGATGACGTAGACAGTGCTGTTCAGGCCCTGATCCGCTTCCGGCAGGGTGGTTTCCTGCGTCTACAGACAGACGAACAGGACGAAATGCGATCTTTTAAGCGCAAAGTCGCTTTCTACTAAGGATTTGACATGGCAACGAACATCTCTCCCGAAATGATGCCCCTTGACATGGGTGTTATGACCGAAGAACCGGCTCTAGAGATTGAAATTGAAGATCCTGAGAGCGTAAAAATTGGGATTGACGGGGTTGAGATTGAACTGATGCCGGAACCTGAGACTGCGGACACATTCGACGCAAATCTTGCGGAGTACATGGACGAAGGTGAGCTTCAAACCCTGGCTTCTGACCTTATTTCTCTCGTAGATTCGGACATCAACAGTCGCAAAGACTGGACAGATATGTTTGTCAAGGGTCTAGAGGTCCTTGGCATGAAGTACGAGGAGCGTACTGAGCCCTGGAACGGGGCTTGTGGGGTGTATTCACCGCTTTTGACCGAAGCCGCGATCCGTTTTCAGTCGGAGATGATCACCGAGACCTTCCCGGCTCAAGGCCCGGTAAAAACTCAGATCATCGGAGCGGTTGACCGACTGAAAGAAGAGGCAGCAGAGCGGGTTCGTGATGACATGAACTACATGCTGACCGAGCGGATGATTGACTACAGGTCCGAGCATGAGCGGATGCTGTACTCCCTTGGCCTTTCTGGTGCGGCGTTCAAGAAGATCTACCCGAACCCGAGCACTGAGTTGCCTGCTGCTCCGTTTGTCCCGGCTGAAGACCTTGTGATGCCCTACGGGGCGTCAAACGTGTACACATCAGAGCGTGTGACCCATGTCATGCGCAAAACCGAGAATGAGATCAAGAAATTACAGGTAGCAGGTTTCTACAAAGACGTAGAACTGGGTGAACCTGTCAGGTTTTTCACTGACATTGAGAAGAAAAAGGCCGAGGAGCAAGGGTATACCCTTACCGACGATGATCGGTATCAGGTATTGGAGATCCACGTAGACTGGGACATGCCAGGGTACGAAGATGAAGTTCCTTTGCCGTATGTGGTCACGGTTGAAAGAGGAACCAACACCGTCCTGGCCATCCGACGAAACTGGAACGAAGACGACGACAAGAAACTCAAGCGACAACACTTCGTCCAGTACACGTACATTCCTGGTTTTGGCGCTTATGGTCTGGGTTATATCCACCTTATTGGTGGTTATGCTCGCGCTGGCACTTCCATCATTCGCCAACTTGTAGACGCTGGAACCCTGTCAAATTTGCCGGGTGGCCTGAAGTCTCGCGGCCTTCGGATCAAAGGAGACGACACTCCAATTGCTCCCGGCGAGTTCAGGGATGTGGACATTCCTTCGGGGAGTGTGCGTGACAACATCATGCCGCTTCCTTACAAGGAGCCGAGCCAAGTTTTGGCGGCTTTGCTCCAGTCAATTACTGAAGACGGACGAAGGCTTGCGTCGGTAGCGGACCTCAAGGTCAGCGATATGAGCGCCCAGGCTCCTGTTGGGACAACGCTGGCAATTTTGGAGCGACAACTCAAGACAATGAGTGCTGTCCAGGCGCGGGTTCACGCTTCGCTTCGGATGGAGTTCAAGCTCCTCAAGGGCATCATTCGGGATTTCCTGCCTGCGGACTATTCCTACACGCCGGAGGGTGGTGATCGGTCGGTCAAGCAATCTGACTACGACCTTGTTGAAGTGATTCCGGTCAGTGATCCAAACGCCGCCACGATGGCGCAGCGGATCATGCAGTACCAAGCGGCACTGCAACTGGCTCAAGGTGCCCCACAAATTTACGATCTTCCTCAGCTTCACCGGCAGATGCTTGAGGTGTTGGGTATTAAGAACGCCGAGCGGTTGGTAGCAGTTCCGGAGGATCAGAAGCCCCAAGACCCGGTGACGGAAAACATGAACGTCCTGAGGGGAAAACCTCTCAAAGCGTTTGCGTATCAAGACCATGATGCGCACTTGATGACGCATCAGTCGTTTATGCAAGATCCTAAGGTTATGTCTACTGTAGGACAGAACCCAATGGCTCAAGGGATGATGGCCGCGCTCATGGCTCACATTGCAGAACACGCTGCATTTGCGTACAGGGCTCAAGTGGAGATGTCGTTGGGTGTACCTCTTCCTACGCTGGATGAAGAGTCCAACGCCCCGATTGCACCTGAAGATGAGAAGGCGCTGGCTCCGCTGATTGCCGCAGCCGCTCAGAGGACGATGGTGCAGAACCAAGCAATGGCCGCGCAACAACAGGCACAGCAGCAAGCACAAGACCCGACGTTACAGATGCAGCAAGCTGAGTTGCAGTTGAAGCAAGCCGAAATGCAACGCAAGGCCCAGAACGACCAGATGGATTTCCAGATCGCGCAAGGAAAGCTGCAACTGGAGCAGCAGCGCCTTGCATTGGAAGCCCAAAAAGGGCAGGGCGAAGACCCTCGTATGAAAGCCATGAAGGCTCAACAAGAACTTCAGCAGAAGGAACAGATTCACCAACAAAAGATGAGGCAGCAAATCCAGTCCGATGCGATCAAAACTCGGCAGCAGATGATGCGAACTCAACGAAATAAGGAGTAATCATGACTACTGCGTTTGACGTAGTTATCAAAGAACTGGAAGAGCGCCGCGAAACCATCGCGCAGGCGCTTATCTCAGGTGCGGCAAAAGATTTTGCCGAGTACAAATTCATGACGGGTGAAATCCAGGGTCTTTCACGCGCTCATGCTTTTATAACCGACCTTGTGCGAAAGATGGAAAACGATGATGAGTGAACTACTCCTGAGCGACGGCCAAAACACCACC